GATAGGGATACCATCGTGCCAAGGGGTTCCGTGTACAATACACGGACACCATCGCGGACGGACCTTATCGTAGGCTTTCCACTCCTAAGGATGGATCGGTTTCCCCCAGTTCCAAAAGGTTGAGCCGAAGTAAAGGAGTTCATGTTCCGAGGAACACGACCTCCCTTATTATTGGTGTTTTTCTTTCCTTTCGCCATTATTTTAATTAGTGCAGACTCGGAGTCCGGACCATTACGTTCGGAGAGGGGCCCCATGGTCTCTCGATTAGCCTACAGGCTAGACCCCACGTAATCAAAATGGCAGAGTAAATGGCTGAGCTAGGTCGGGTTGGTAACCTCTCCGAGAGTGAAACCAACGTGGACGATCATCAGACCAACAATTCTGGAGAACTGATTGCAGTGCAGAACCGGATAGCGGGGCCAAAGGTCTCCCCTCGGTATTCCTCTTCATGAGGAAACGGTTGAAACGACGACGTCCAAATACTCGGAATTTCTTCTGAGTCGGAATTTTCGTCACCCACCGTTTGATCTGCATCAGTTCCCTTGCCAGTCCTCCAGATCGAGAGTATGGGTCAGGTAGAATATCCTCAGGTGGCATCTGGCCATCTGGCACTCCCCATTCCAGAAACTCATCTTGTAGAGGAATCTCCTTCTGGTATAGAGTCTCAATCCGACTGAAGTCGGTTAAGAGACCCTCCCGGTAGGAGTATAACCCTGTTCGATGAGCCTCCATCCAAAGTCGTTGGTAACGGGTATATTGATGACCCGAAGGAACGGGTAACCCCAGGTTCCCGAGGGCCGTAGGCCCAAACCAGGATCCAGGGAAACCCCCAATTATTGGATACCGTTCTCGGATTAGTCGTTTCGCATGGTGATGGTGAGCCCCTGGTACACCGGCCCAGAAATCTTTAAGGATTCCTGAAAGCTGTTCCCAGGGGGTGACCTGTCTACCTTTTGCGTCAACGAAATCGGCAATATAACCCAGTAAGCCCACATTAGGGAATACCAGACGAACCAGACGGTTCGACTGTTTTGACCAAGTGTAGACTTCTGAATTAATCATTGCCATGTTCCGGGAATAGTAGTTCTTA